TGGCAGTTTCACCAGTGAAGTCGATATTGCCAGCGATACGATTGACCGCAGTAAACGGCATGGCGCTTGCGTCGATGTTGACTTTCATTTTCATCTGCCGCGCTATCGTCACCATTTCGCTATCTGTTGGATTGACACCCGTGCGTTGAAGCTCTGCGCTGGCCCAATAAAGAACGCGAGTTTTCACAGACTTCACCATTGCTTCGTCGTCGTCCTTGTTGAACAAGAACCCTACCGCAGAGTTTACGCTTGAAACAGAGACGCCATCCGCGACAGCAGCGGCACCCGTGGTTTGGGCATTCAGAAGGCTAAGGCGCGCGGATCGAAGCGTGTCATACTGTTGAGCGGGCAATACACCACGCAATTCAGCCAAATCACGTCCCAAGAATTTCTTTCGCCCATCTTCGGTTTCGGTTTCCTCAAGAAGGTCGTAGAACAAAGCGTCCGTATTGGATGTTCTTTTGATTGGTGTGCTGCGCGCGGCATACGCTTCAAGGGACGCCCACGCGCTCGATCCGATAGTGACCTGTTCATCGGGCGTGAATTGACCGGATGCGTTAATATCGCCGCCGCTGTTGATTACCTCGGTTGCCCGATCAATCAAATCATCACGGGCCAATGTCTCTGCCTTTTCTTTTTCTTCACGATCCCGCGCAAACGTAGCGCGCGCAGTTGCCGCCGTTGCGGGGTCTTCAAGAGCGTCAAGATCAGAGATTACCTTAGCGTTTGCCGACGCCGATAGAGCGTCCTTTGCCACACGCCGTTCCGCGATAAGCTGGGCTTGAGCAAGTAGCATTTTCCTGAAATCATCATCGCTCAGAAACTTGCGCCAGTCTTTAGGTTTTTCTTCAACGAAAGCGGCAGGGTCTTTTGCCGACAGAGTGATAAGCCGCTCCATTTCGGCCTCATCCGTTTCAGTCTCGGTTTCCCCTTCAAGCAAATCTCCGTAACCCTTTAGCTGGCCCATAGCCGATGGACCCAACAATAACTGATCTTCCTGAGAAATATCAGAAATGCTACCGCCTCCAAAGATAACGCTTTGCGCACCCTTGAACACGGTTTCTGCCTGATCCTTTTCAATATCATCTCCAAGTGAATTGATTGCCCTGATTGTGGTCAATGCTTGAGAGAACGTGGCAGGATCATCAATCGCAAGAAGTTCAGACATGCCCGGCCCAGCCGCCAGCCTGTTGCGTATCAATCCGACAATTTCACCACGGATAGCCTTGCCGCCGCTGGCCCATGTATTTGATTGCCCAGCCCCCGGCTCGACAAGATCAACGTGGATATGTTGCCCGCCCATATATTCCGCGCCAAACCCGACACCCTTTGCGCCGTTTGCCGCCGCCGCCTTTGCGATAGCCGCCATTTCAGGATCGGTAGCATTAACCACGGACCCATCAGGTCGAATTATTTGAACGTCAGCAGCATGGCCCGTTTTATGGCGGTTTGACCCGTGCTGCGGATGGTCGCCCTCTTGCCCAGAGGTAACGACAACCTTGGCCCCAGGACCAAGCACATCCTCAACAGACTTACCGATCACGTCAAGAATTGGCTTTTCAGGCGCATAGGGACGCGATAGGCCCATACTGTAGCTGATTGACGTGTTGTGCGTATAGGCAGGCACACCCGCTGCTGCCAGTGCAACGCTCCGGCCAATCTTATGACCGACAGCGCGACTAACCGCTGGCTTTAGGCTACTCTCCAACTTCACAACATCGGACGCCACCATGCGGTCCTTATTGTTGCGCATGTATTCCATCGCCGCTACAGGGTTATCCACCGCGATTTGCATCACCTGATCATGGAAAACCTTAGACCGGCGCGCGTTCAATTCGACCTGTGTCCGCTCGGAACCCCAACCATTTTTAGCGCCCTCTGCCCGCGTGACCTGTTCGATTACATCTAGAGCGCCAGCAGTATCAGCGGGGTTAAACAGGCTGTCTTGATATGCGGCTTCCATACGCGCGGCAGAAGCCCCAGCCAGCCAGTTGTCGCGTTCTCCCATCGTATGCCGCTCGACAGTATCCATCGCTCCAGAAAGGCGTCTGGTAAGCGACGATTCCAGCTTGCGCTTTGCCGTAGCGTTCAGCCCCGCGTATGCGTTTGTCTTGAGCGCCTCTAACTTTTGAAGCATGGCACCACGGCCAGCGACAGCCTGATCACCATTCAACGAAGCGAACCCTGTTTCAGGGTTATAGATCAGGTCGCGGATCTGGTTTGACAGCATGGTATCGCGCTCGGTTGCGATAGCCGTTGTCTCGCGGTCAAACAAAACCTCACCAAATTGCGTGACTTCTTGTCCGAGGCCCTGAATCGCATCACCTGTTGCCGATGCAGCCTTGGGCGCAATGCTTGCAATGCCCCGTGCCGGGCGTGCCGTTGGTCTAACGCTTTGGATATCTGGTAGACGCGCCATTACATTGCATACTTTTCATAAAAGGAAGCCGGTGCCCTGTCCAGAATTGTCTTGCCGAGGCCAGCGGCAAGCCCTGTACCAGCCTTGAGAAACCCAGCCTTCTTGGCTTGACTGCCTTCGAAACGAGCAGCAGCAGCTTGAGCGTTGCGCCCCTTAGCCGCCTCTGCGCCTTCCCCAAGTGTCGTAAGGGCGCGGTATTCGCCATCAGCCTCGATGTCTCCGGCCAGATCGAAGTCAAGGCCACCACCGGACGACGCCCCGACAGCGCGGGCACGCGATTGCACAAGGCGCGTTTGCCTGCGATCCTCCTCTGCCCTGCGCTGCGCCGCCGCATTTTCAGCCTTACCGGACGCTTCGAGTTGCGCGGCCTGATATTGCGCCGCTGCGTTTTGCGCCCGCCCGCTTTGGATTGCCCCAACCGCGCTAAGAACCGACCCACCTGCCGACAGGATAGTCGATAGGCCCATGCCCTTTAGGGCTGTTGTTGCCGCAAGTGCTAGCGTTGCCATTTGTAAACGTCCCCTTCGTCAGAACACCCGGCATACTGCCAACCCAGCCGCTCAAGAAATGGGCCAGATGTTGCAGTCGCCAAGCATATAGCAGGAATAGTCAGGCTTTCCATCATCGCTTTTGCCTCGCGCCAAATCGTCAAATTCGGTATTGCTTCCTTGTTGTCGCTGAACATAACAGCAATTCCGTTCTCGATATAATACCCCGCGATACCGACAGTTTGGCCTTCAATCTCCAACGCCCTTGCGCGCACGGTTTGAGGTGCGGATTTGCCGAAATAACCCTTAATGTCTGCCGAGGTTGCGGGGCGCGATTTAATCATGATCCTGCCTATCTACATTCATCACGGCGGCAAGAACAGTGCAGGGGCGTGGGGCCGATGCCTTGAGGCACACGCGATTATCTGTTGACCATTCGCCGGGAAACTCAACCATATCCTTGTCGTATTCCTGCCAAACGGTATCGACCGGCGTGACCACCCCATCATCCACCATAGGCAGATCATCCATAACGTCGAAGTCTGGGCCGTACAATAATCCTTGGTAGTGCGTATCAGCAAGCACTAGGCCGATTGTGTTGATCCGTGACCGCTGGGTAAGCGACAGGCCCAATGATGTTTGGCCCGCAAGTTTCGCGCTTTTGTATTCCGCGCTATACCCCAGACCAGCGACCCAGCTTGTGTATGTTGCGGCCACCGCGCCGCTAGATACAACCCCCGTGCCCTGATCCGCACCGTCTGCCCAAATCACAACCGTTTCGCCCTCAAGATGCCCAAGGCCAGACACAGCCCCAGAACCGACAACGTAACTGTCTGCTTGAAGGTTTATAGTCCCGCCAATGCAATCATCTTCACTGGCCCATTCCTCGTTGTATCTGACGGTCACGCCATTGATCACGCGCCGAACACGGTAAATAGTCCGATCCCCCGTTGATGATGGAAGGACAATCACGTCCTCAACAAAGCCGTCTGTTTCTATATCGACCCAGCACAAAACATCCTCAGCCTGATCACGGACAAGAACGCCAACCGTCCCGTCTGCCCTTGGCACATGAACGCGCATATCCGGCGATTGCTGGATTGCCACCCGCAAAAACAGACCGTCACCGATTTCAGGCACCAGCAGCGTTGTATCAAGCGCGGAAAATGCGAACTTGCTGGCGTCGTATTCAAGCTCGTGCAATTTGCGCTGCGTCCGATCAATGAAATAGCCCTTGGCGTCAGCCATTGCGGCAGGGGCTTGATGCGATCCCTTTGTCGATGGCGCTTTGGTGTTGTAGTTTGATGGAGTGACCGGCTCGTCAAAGCTGGTTGACCGCACTGAATGTTCAGCCCCGTCCGTACCAACAACCAAGTGCAGCAACGGAAGGCCCCAATTCACGTTATTGACAGCGCCCTCACCAACCCTACGGTTTATCGGGGCCGCATCGCCCTCATAGTCAGGGTCAAAAACATTGAATGCGTCGGATACCGAGGCGTAATTGCGGCCATCGCCATGCCACCACAGACGGCCCTCCCAAATGGAAACCGCCGTGGGCCAGCCGCTCTTGTCAGACCATGATCCCTCTGCCCATACCTCTGTTGCCTGTGCTTTACCAAGCGCGGTCAATACCACAGCCAAGACCGACGTTTCACTGTTGAATGTCGTGACACGGACAACGCCCGTGATGGAACCTGTGCCGTAGGTCAGTGATAGAGTTGCTGTGCCAGACGTATAATCGCCCGCATTAAACCCGATCCGATAGTACACAATCGAGTTATCAAGATCATCATCGAAGCTGGTTGTGTTGTTTGTCGTATACGTCCCCACATCTTCCCAAGACCCGACCTCGCCGATAGACCTTTGAAGTGTAGCGGTCCCAGCCCAAGTGCCAGATCGAACAACTTGAAATATGCGTCCCGTGGTGACGCCTGTGACGCGGATAGGATCAGTATAGGTCAACTCTGCCGAAAGATCATCGCTAACATCCTGCCCTTGCGATGTTATTCTGAAAATAGCACCAACATGACCGGCCTCGAATACAGGCGCAGAAGCCGTGACCGTGATACCGCCACTCAAAGCACTTGGCGTCAGGGTTATATTTTCGGTGTTTTCTGTTAGAAATGGCCCGTTGTCGGATGTGTATCTGACCACAGACCAAGAACCGTTCGGGCGGCGCTCTATGCGATATTGCTGGTAATTCTCACACGCGACAAACACCACGTCCGCACTCTGTTGCCACCGAACCGCCTTGCAATCCGCCGTAGTGGCCCAAGGCGTCGGCAATGAAACCACACCAGCGGCCTCGATATCGCACCCGATCATAAAGACCGGATAATCCAGCGACGACGAGAACTCTATCCAGAAGGACGCACCGCCAGGAGTGAACGCAATGCTATGCGCGCCCTCGCGCAACACAACCTGCCGAAAGACATCATCCGCGCCGGACGTGGAACCGATCCGCATAATGAGCGACCCACGGCCAATCGTGACGCGCAGTGAGTGAATAGAACTTTCCTCCCCACCCGTTACCGTGACTTGCTGCCTGCGCCGAGCAGATGCGGTCCCTGTACCGGTCAATCGCATTGAACCGCCAGAGTTTGCGGCCCAATCCGACACACATCCAGCGTCGTCAGCATCGGTCCAGCTTGCCAGATCGGTCGTCACCTCACCGTTTGCGACAGCAGCAGAAACGCCCGCCCGCGTCAAAAGGCTATCTCCGTTTTCCCAAACCCGCATTGCGCCAGCGGTCAATTCGAGCGCAGCGGTATCCCGCGTTGAGAACACAAACGGCACCAGAGCGCCATCGCCTACAATCGTGCCGTTGTACTTCCAGCCAGTGCGAAGGCTCATTGCGCCAAGCGTGCGGGGCATCCAGTTTGTTTGAATGTCAGCCGACAATGCAACGCGGCCCACATCCGTTCTGGCAACAGCCTTCTTGGATATCCGCCCGCGATTGAAAACCGCAAGGATATCGCGGGTCTTCATCTGTCAACACGCGCGTATCGGCCACGCCTTGAACTTGACCACGATCCACCGGGCATAAACTTGACGCCATCGCTCATTGCATCGTGAGATTTTGCCGCCTTGAGCGCCGTTCCCATATCCCGTTCTGCCCGATCCCGCTTTGATGTGGAGTTTGTGATACGTTCACACCCCTCATATGCCAACTTGCACTCAAGATAATCCTTGAACACTTCCGGCCAATGGGAATCGTCCAGCCCATAATCGGGATCATCCGAGACATACCGCAGATAGATTGCATCTGCGTCGGTGAACCAATATCCGGCCTCGTCGCTGTATTCTTCATTTGTGAGGGGGTTTCGAAAGTATGGGTCAGAGCATAAACTCGCCAGCCTTCGGAAGTCGTCCGGCTTGTTGTACGCGCGGATAAAGCCAAAATCAGGCGCAACAGACGGGGAATAGACGCCCTCAACAGACTTGATACCGAAATTCCACTCCCCGCGCTCTAGCGCGCCGGTTACAACATCGTCGGACGGACCCCAGATATCATCCAGAACCCGCCGAGGTTCACGGTTTTCGGCAAGCGATGCAAGCCGACGCGACCCAAGGCGGCGAAGCGCGCCGTTGTATATCACCAGCTTTATTGCATCGGTTATAGCCATGTTACGCAGCCATCTTTTCAGCGCGTGAAGCAGCCCACACAAACGCGGCTTCTCTCGTTTCAAAGCCGTCTTGCAGGCATTCACCGTCAGAAGGACGGAACACGCCAAACTTGGCCTTGGGGCTGCGCCATCTTACCAGCGTATCGGGGTCAGTGGATTCCGCACCCGCAGCGCCGGAAAATTCAACGTGGGCAATCACGCCCATTTTCGCCTCTGACTTGCCGACATCCCGAACGAAAAGATGCGCCCAGAATGTGCGGTCCTCAGAAGCAATCTTAATCTCATGGCCGGGGCGCAGGTCGCGCGCGACGTGTTGCCAGTATTCAGGCGCAAGAATGTCTTCGAGAGACTGCCCAACCGGCGGGGTGTGGTGCCAAATGACCGTGGCGTGTTCGGTAAGGCTTAGTTTCATTGGAAGTTTCACGGGGTATCCCTTCATGTGTGCGACGAACAATTTCTGCACCAATTCAGGTGGAACATATTCCAGCAAAATCAGTAGAGAAATTGTTCTTGCAGGGCCAGCATGTGCCAGCCCCGCAAGTTTGGTTTAGTCGGTGTCTGTTCCGGTGATCACAGTACCGTCAGAAAGGTCAACCGTGCCAACGACAGCGGATGTCACAATCATCATCTGGGCAGTGATTGGGGATGCGTCAGTGTCAACCTGCATCAGCAGATCGCCCGCGCGCATACCCAGATTGTACCCGTCCGTAATGTAACCGGAAACGCGAACCAACGTCACCGCGTCAACCGACTTGTAGACCCACAGATTGCCCACGCCGCCAAGACCGGAGGCGATGAGCGCTGGTGGGTTAGAAGTAGCATAAGCCATTTTTAGGCTCCTTTGTGTTCAAGGGGAACCGTGGGCCAACCGAAGCCAGCCCACGGGATCAAAGGTTAAGCGTAGGCCGAGCCATCATGGTTGATCACGACGATACCTGCGTTTTGAAGCAGCACCCCGCCCATGAAGCACGACGCCCGCGCCCAGCTATAATCGTCCTGATCTTCATAGCCGATAGCAACGTCCATGCCTTCCGTGTTCATGGCGTGGCCCAGCGAAGATTCGTGATACATGAAACACTTTTCCGCGTTGGTACCGACGCCGGGAAGGCTTGGATGGACGATCCAGTTAACACCCTTCCAACGGCGTGCCTTTGGCTTGTCTGACCAAGCGTTGGGGTTTTCGTTGGGCTTCACGTCCACGTAGTCGGCAGACGAATAGGCGTCGATAGATTCCAGATATGAATCCATTGCTGGCGTGATCAGGCCGGAAATGCGGTTATCCCAAGGGATCGCCGCGACTTGCAGCTTGGTCTTTGCCTCAAGAACAAGAGCCAGAGAACCAACAGCAGCAGCGCCGGTGTTGACGGAGCCAGTGTTGAGCAGGGTGATGATGTCGCTATCGACCTGCCGGTTCATAACCTTGACAACGCCCTCTTGCATGATCGAGCGCTGGTTGCCTTGGCTGGCAAAGATGTTGAAGGATGTTTCCTCAACCTTGTCGTGCCATTCGACCAGCGTGGCCGTGCTTTGGGCGTTGCTGTTCTGGCGTGCAGGGATGCGACCGTTGACGCCGCGTGTCACCGCTGTTGCGCCGCCTGTACCGGCGACCAAGAACTTTGCTTGGTTGCCTTTCATAACGGCTTCGGTGGTTACAGTATCCCGAAGAAGCGAAGCGCCGACTTCGAAGGCGGCAATCGTTTCCTGACGAAACTGAATTTGTGGTGCTGAAACACTCATTTGAATACCTCATTTTGAGAGTGTGAGGCACTTTATAACTCAGGGTGTCCATTGGGGTTCGGGGCCGTTGCCGGGGTGTCCATCCCCCTATTAGGGGCGTCGTCTTTAGTGCATGATCTTCTGCGAATAGTGGCGCGGGACCGTTGCCGGGGTTGCCGCAGTTGCGCTATCTAACCTAGTTTATCAAGCGCGGTCAACAGAGTGCGATATCGTTCTTGCATCTTCTCATCCTTGTTGTACCCTGCACGGTCGTTACGCATCCGGGCTTCAATGGCTTTCTTTTCATCATTCACGCTGTCCACTTGGGACAGGCCAGCACCGGGGCTTACAAAGCCAGCCGGATTGGCGTCGTTTGCAATTTGGCCTAGCCAGATCAAGATTGTCGGGTCTGCGCCCATAAGCGATCCATCTGGTAGGCGCGCACCCATAACTAACTGGCGTACCGACGTACCATCTTCAGATGAAGCGCCCCCATCTAAAAAGTTTTCGATGCTGTTGATGTTTGGCCGGTACTCGGTGCCCCAACTGGCCCGCAACACATCTTCCGCTTTCTGTTTGTTTTGTGTGTCGGCGTCGGCTTGCGCCGCAATCTGGTCCTCTTGCGCCTTGTAGTACCAATCCAGAGTTTCGGCGACCACGGCGGGATCAGCGTTTTTGCCATGCACGCGCGCAATGTACGCACCGACCAGTTCCTTATCATCATCGCCGATCACCAATCCGTTGGGCAGGTTTTCAAGATAGCCTTCGGGCTTGTCAGGAATTCCGTTATCCTTGCGATACGCCGCGATTTGCTCGTCGGTTGCGCCCTCCGCCAGCTTCTCTCGAAGATCACCGCTGGATATCTTGCGCTGGCTGGCTTGCATCGCCTTCCCAACGTCAACAGGACTTTGATATCGGTCCAGTTGCTTGCGGAATTTATCATCACCGCCCGCCATTTTGTCGCGCCAATCTTCGGCCCAATCAGGCACAACCACCTTCTTGTCCTCAACAGGCTTTTCAACATCGCTGGTGTCGGTTTGCTTTGCGGCAACAACAGTGTTGGAGGTATCGACAACATCGGTTGTCGCGTCCTTCACGATTTCATCAGTCATTATTTTTCCCTAGCTTTGCTATGAGTGCTGGTGACATTTTCACCAGCTTTACGATTTGCCTGCCCACAAAGGCGCGGCCCAAAGAGAACGAGGTTTCCCGTTCCCCACCGTCTGCATCTGAACGGAATGGCTCCCCGTATGTTTCAGAAGCAGTTTCGACTATCCAATCAAGCGCAAGCCGTTGCTGGTATGCGTCAGCCGTGCCGGAGTGCAGCGCCTGAATGGCATGGATATGCTTGACTTCGTATTTAGCCGGAAGCCAAGCCGGGTCGCGTGGCTTTACGGTCATACCGTGCCCTCAAAAGACTTGGTAGCCTGCCCCAGCGTGGCGGCAACGTCTGCACCTTGCTGTAGCCCCTCCAAGACTTGAGCGGCTTGAGCGGCTTCTTTGTCCGCAGCGTCAGCCGCTTCAACGTCCTCTGGTGAACGCAGCCACTTCGCAGGCGCGCCGATGCCCGTAAGCACGTCACGCAGCGTTGTTTTGAAGTCCATGATCTTAACCGCAGAAGGATCAACAGATGCAGCCTCGGCAATCATGGCCTTGGATTGCATGAATTTCTGGCCCTTATCGCGCTCGATCATTTCAGACAGCGGCCCTTCAAACTGGAATTGCGTATCAGTCCCGCGAATGCTTTCAGGGATGTTGTCTGGTGGCCCAAAGGCGTTGACGCGCATGAGCGTTTCAAACGTGATGTCGCAAAGCTGTGCGTTGTAATCATCTTCCATCGGCTCAAACAGCGGCAGGGCGTTGCGGATGTATTCCTGAACCCGCTGGCCCACTTCAAACGCTGTCATTTCGCCACCACCAGCGGGCGGCATGGAAAGCGTGTTCAGATAGAACGCCTCACGAATCATGCCGCTTGTCCGGTCTGTCAATTCCAAACCGAAAGGCAGGCCGCTTTTGTCTTGAACCAATGGCCGTAGAACCTCGCCCAAACGCTCGTCATATTCTGCGTCTACCGCGGTGAATCCCCCGGGGTAGATGTTCAGATCACCACGGATAGCCTCTGACACGCCGATCATCGGCGGGTTTGCAGCGCGTTCGCCAGCGTCCAGCATGGTCAAGGTCATTGCTTGGATAAGGCGCGCGTCAGGTAGGGCGATAACGGACGCGGGCGAGTATGGATAAGCCGATCCCGATACCGTTGCCCATCGCGGGATTGTATAAACCTTGGTCCAAGAGCCTGTTTGATCAAGCACATGCTCGTTTTCGCAGTCGATGTAGATGCCAACATACGGGTGGATTTTCGTAATGCCAGGGAAGTCGTCAGATCGGCCTATGAAGTGGCGCACATCGACCTTGACGTGAGGCTCTTTGGCCTTGCGCAGTGCCATCTTTTCATGGACGGTTTTCGGGAAAAAGTCGCAAACCTCTTTGACCGTAGGTTTCCAGTTGCGGTGATGATCGTTAATCTGCCCGTAACTGTCTTCAGCCCATGCCATATCGCGCAAATGCCAGCACCGATACAGCAGCGCTTGGTCACGCCGGTTGATCTCGGTTGAAATAACCGCCCCGCCAAAAGACGCAAAATCGTGGTCGGCCTCTTTTGTCGCTCTGGTGAAATTCGCCATGCGATCATACATCGCGCGCCGCTGAACGCCAGTAGCAAACTCCAACCACATCTTAGATTCGTGGTCTTCGCGTTCCTCACGGGCTGCGCGGGCATGGAACCACGGCTGGCCTTTAGGCCGAAGCATTGCGCCAAGGGAATTGCCAAGGTCGCGCCGAACCATCGCAGGATAACCCGTAACGAGGTGATCAGCGTAGTTGTCGCCAATGTCACGAACGACCGTGAAGTCGGCGCGCTCGACATAGAAATTTTCGGCAATGTCTTGGTTGCGACTATCCCATGTGCGTTTGGCCGCGAAAAGGCGGTCGCCCTGTTCCTTGATCGACTTGGCGTCGGTGTTTAGCATTTAGTATTCCCATCAAAACAAATTCGATGAACGTGCGCGCCGATCAGTCTCAAAGAGAACGGGAGCCGACACTCTGGACATGCCCCACAATCCTGAGAAATGGCGAAATGAGCTATAGGATTGCCACCCGAGCCATCGACGCGCCTGCACATGGGCATCTTTCCGCCAAACGGCAAATTCCAAGCCAAGCCAAGGGCCACGAACCGTCTGTAGTGCGTAGGCTTCCACCCGCACAAATCTAAGAATAGCTGAGTAGCGCGGTAATGAAGGTCGCCACGCTTCGTTATCCAGAAAAATCGCATTTACCCGCCCAACGTCTCGCGGCCACCGGCAGAAAGGATTGTGCTATCAAACCCTTTTGCCTTTGTGGCCTTCGCTACACCGCGCTTACGCGCTTCAGTGGCTTGTTGCTCATCCGGCAACGGCGTGGGTGGCTCGATTGCGGGCATTTTCGGCTTACTGAACAGGGAAGACATTATCGCTTTTCCTTCTTTGTGACGTTCATTCCTTGGAATGCGTTATCAATCATTTTCTTTGTCGGGATGCGTTTGAACCGAGCCACCGCGCCGAAGTCGGAACCCCAAGCGATAACGTCAAATTCTTGCCGCCGTGTGCCGCGTGCCGTTTGCTCAGGTCCAAGAGTTGACCATTGCGGGTTGCCTTTGCGAATTACCTCAACTGTCACCTTTGTCTCCTTGCCGATGTTCGGCCCATGTTCACTTTGACGGTTTTATTCCCGCCGCTATGCGATGCAAACTTGCGCCATTGGTTGCCGTGGGTCATAAGTCTTGGTCCAGCGGTCCAAGCCATAACGACAGCATCGCCTTTGTCTGGTGATCTACCTATCCGCTCAACAAGTTTGACCTTTGCCTCTAACTTAATCTTTCCAGTGGTCGCATCATACGTTGGCGCGGTCAAATCCGCAACAAGTTCTGGATCATCCGGCAATGCGATAGGCGAACCACCGTCTTGCGATGGATCAAGCGACTCACGAAACTGCCAATATGCTTGCGACCTTTTGTTGCTGAATCCAAGGGATTGGTCTGCCGTGCGCTTAACGGATGCGTTTGCCCCGATGTACTTGAACAGGTGATCAGCCTCGATGTTCTGCTTTAGATGGTCAAATGTTGAACCGCCATACCCGCCGCCCATATCGACAACGATTGCAGCCCCGTTCTTGCGCCGTGCCACGATCAGCCCAGCGACATCCGGCCCAGTAGGCGTTGTGATGCCGGGAAAAGCCTCAATAGGCGCATACCACCCGTCATACCTTGTAGCGATAACCGTCTGGTCTGGCCCGCCTTGAGCCACGTCAACACCCATACACGACATTGGCGCAGGTTCTGGCCGTTCGGGCTTCCATCTGGCTTGCGCCTCACGCACCCATTGCGTCGGAATAACCTGCCAATCACTATCCTGCCGAGACATCATGAAATTGCCATCGCGCATGGCAGATCGCAGCGGCTCAGGCATGGCGTCAAGTGTTGCCGCGTAGCCTGTATTGCTCAGGAATGGGTTATCCGACAATGATGCCGGTATGAACGTGCGAGACGTGGGCATTACCACCCTGCCATCCATTTCAACCGGCTTGTTGTCGTTAGCCTCTATTTCGGTCCCGTCAGGCGCTGTGAGGAACCATCGCATCTCGCCATGCTTTGCGGGCTTTGGATGCGTGGTGTCCAGCCAAGGGCGAAACATCCCGATGATCCAATCGCCATCAGCGGAAAGCGGCGGGTTTGTCGCTAGAATGGTGCGCGCCCGCTGGCCCTCTTTTGTCGTCCGAACCCAGCCCATTAGGAACCTGACTTGCGCCTCAAGGAATTGAGTGGCCTCATCCAGTGCCAGCAGATCACGAGCGCGACCTTGAAACGATTGCTCATCGCCAAGGTTGTTCGCGCCACCAAACGATATTGTCTTGCCATTGAATTTCAACGTGGGAGGATGCGCGCCGCTATAACCGTCCCTTGATCCGTTGAGCTTCAGCAGTTCCTCGATAAGACCACCAACGCCATGCAGATCGACACCTTTGCGGCGCATAATCAGCGAGTTAGTATGTGCCTCAAGGGCAAGTCCACCAATCAAACTGCTCTTACCACCGCCCGCTTGGCCTCCATATAGCAACAAATCAGCCTTGCAGAAGTACGCCTCGGTTTGCGGGCCTGGCGAGGGGATAAACTTGCGGTCCTTGTTTGCCATGGTGACTTGTGCTGCGATGTCAGCCCGCTTTTCTGGCGGTAGGGCGTCAAGCTTGCTTAGAACCTCGTCCAGCGTCATTCCTGATCCTCTGCCCCAGACGCCAGCAGGAAGGCAAGACCGCGCGCCAGATCAAAGGGGGATGTTTGCTTGACCTCAATCGGGTCCATATCCTTATCACCACCAATCGCCAGCTTGTCCCCGTAAGCCTTTGGTCGCAACTTACCGGCCATCCACTTGCGGGTGTCGATCCGCAGTTTGGCGCGGGCGATAACGTCGTGGTTTGGTTGCTCGATACCGTCAACCAGCTTAACGTCATGCTCTTGCATGTCGGCAATATCCAAGCACTCATCAAAGATGGTATCTGCCTGAATTTCTCTGGCCTTTGCGTATTGCTGAAAAAACGCGTCGTTTGAGTTGAGCCAATTGTGAACAGTCCGAGCGGTTGGCATTTCATCCGCATGACAAATTGAACGCAATGAACGGCCCTCGGATAGCATCAGGCATATCCGGTCCGCTTTGTCTTGCGTGAAGTCTGTAGGTCTGCCTGTCATATCATCCTTTCAAGGCACATCCCACATTCCCCGACCAAGATATCATTGGCGGCGCAGAGTTGACGCTTTCGCGCATGTGGGCTTTGTCGGCCTGCCTTGGGACCGTTGGGAGTAGCCGCCGAATATAACCCACCCAGAGGCGCATCGTTGAGAGGCGGGGCGGGGTTGCCTGTGATCAGATCAGGCGTATGTGTTGAGCGCGAGTATCGTTGCGGGCTGATTAGGCGCGCTATTGTTCCCTCGGTGCGTTTCGCAAGAGACTGCCCGATCAAAGGTGTCTTGCCTGCGATGCTGCCGCGCTCATGTGTGACGTACCAAAAGCCGACGGCGCTATGCAAGGACCAACAAAAACACAACGCTAAGATACGCCACACATCAAAGCGGCTTACAGTCCAAGGGTTACGACATTTCATGTCGCTCGTCAATATGCAGACATTACACATCCGCTTCAATCTGAACATCACCCCAGAACAGGTTCCCAAACCCATCCTCATACTGCTGTTGCAGGACCAGAACGGTGTCGGAGAAATTTATTCCGTGATGAGGTGCTGGCTCCGCCCGCTTCACCCACCTCACTTGTCCGGTATGCCACAACTTGCAACCGGGCATTGGCCTCACATTGGTTGAAATTCTTAGATTCATTGCAGTATCCCTCCACCCTTACCCCGCTTTGATACAAACACCAGTGGTCGCTTTGGTGGCGCAACCTTGGGGGCTTTGTCAACTACCCGCTTTTTGTGGGCGGCTAGGTGATTTTTGAACGTCTCGCTGTTGACGCTTGGCGATGGTGGCAATCGCGCGGTGTGGTAGCGGCGCTCATACTTGATCATCACCATGGCGATGGTTGCCTCGTTGCGGGTTGCGATGCTGGCGGATACGTTGAAGGCGTTGCAGATGATCATGGGGCTTCCTTTGCGTTCACGACTTCAGAAATGTACGGCTCACCAATTGCGCCCTTGATAACCATCTCAAGCTTAATCATGGCTTGCGACCCGTCAAACTGACCACCCACATCACCGTCGATCATGCCCGCAGGTATTGGGGCGGGGCTTGTTTTGTAAAGCCGATCATTGGGCGTCATATCGCTTACCCAGATGATATCGACCTCGCCATCAGCATAGTTCTGGACAAAGCCGGTTTCGTCGATGTGGAAAACCACTGTTGGTTTTTTCATTGGGCTTCCTTTGCGGTGTCATATTTGCAATCATAGCATCGCTCAAAATCATGTGAATGGCCCAATTGCGCGTAAGGCGGTGGCGATTTGTCAAGCTGGCTATCGCTCATAGGCTGGATGCGGATTTGATAACCCTCGCCGTCTGAACCCATCATTTTTACGCATGTTTCTTGTCCTTGCCCTGTTTTGCTGGCTTTTATCAAAGCCTCGCCAAGTCGTTTTAAAGCTGCGTTCGAAGCGTGGATCATGGCGTGCCCGTGTTCATATCTCTGAGGGTATATGTGCATAAGTTCTTCCCGCATATCTTCGGGCCATATGTTGTTCCCGATCACACCCCAGCCCCCCAATAAGCCTTGGCAACATTGGCGCGGCAATCGC